TATAGATGCTCAATGACGTTTGATACCAATGGAGACCAAGTGGGTCAACCTAGCATATATTTGGCTACAACATTAGGAGGATATTCGGGTGATGTGGGTCAGACATTCTACCTCTGGGGCGCCCAACTAGAAGCCGGCTCCTTCCCCACCAGCTACATCCCCACCGAAGGAAGCGCCGTCACCCGTGCTGCTGATGTGGCCAGTATTAGTGGTAATAACTTTGGTACGACAAACTTGTTGGAGTATAGTGAGGAGTTTGATAATGTTTATTGGGCAAAAATTAGATGTAGTGTTACGCCTAACGCTAGCTTAGCTCCAAACAATACATTTACCGCTGATGCTATCGTAGAAGATACAAGTAGTAATACTCATATTCTTCAAGCGGACGGTGTTACTACTGCTGTTAGTGGTACAACATACACTTATTCTTGGTATTTAAAAGCAGGAGAAAAAACTGCTTTGCGTATTGAGTTTGGCACCGATAATGGCGTTTGGCAGGCAGAGACTGTAGACATTGATTTAAGTGACGGCACATTGTCTAATGTTTCCGGTTTTGCTGCAACACCGATTGTGCAAAATGTAGGCAATGGATGGTACCGGTTAAGCGCAACTGTTACTGCTCAAGCATCTGCTAATGGTGTTATTAGAATGATGCCGTTAGTTGGCGGAAGTGTTTCTTACACTGGTGATGGCACTTCAAAATACTTTATCTGGGGAGCCCAACTAGAACAATCCGATGTTGCGACCCCATACGTCAAATCCAACGTCACCTTCACCAGTCGTGCTAGCTCTGCCACGTATTACGACAAGGATGGAGTGATCCAAACTGCTGCTGTGGATGAAGCACGAACCGCTGCTTACCTCCCTGATGGCAACGGTAACTTCATCAGTGCTGGTCCGCTGTTGTTGGAAGGAGCGGGGACTAATTTGTTGACGTATAGTGAAGAGTTTGATACTTGGTCACCCACTGGTGTCACTGTTACCGCAAACCAAGTAACGGCTCCAGACGGATCGACTACAGCCGATTTAATTGAAGCAACAGCTACAGCAGCTTACTCTGGTCGCGTTACTAGTGTTGTGAGTGGCGTGGTTACCAAAAACTACAGTATCAGTGTTTACGCTAAAGCAGGTAACAGTAATTTTATTGCAATCGGATTTGTTGATTCTGGTTTTGGAAATGTAAGAGGTTATTTTGACCTATCAACAGGCGCGTCTTCCAGTAATTCTACTGCTTGGACTGTTAGTGATACCGATATTCAAGGAGTTGGAAACGGTTGGTATCGCTGCACTGTGAGGTTTGATGTAGTTCAGACAGATGGCAGTGCTGATGTTCAGATTTATCCGACTGATAATTTGTCAACCAATAACGTGACTAGCGGTAATTCCGTTTACATCTGGGGAGCCCAACTAGAAGCCTCACCATACGCCACCTCCTACATCCCCACGGCTGGCTCTCAAGTAACCCGTGCTGCTGATGTTAGTGATGGTGGTGCCAATACGTTTGGCAATAGCTGGTATCGGCAGGATGAGGGGACAATGTTTGTGGACTTTTTGACAGGATTTGATCGTGAGGCTGCGGCCAATTGGAACTATATGTCGGCCAGCGATGGGAGCACAAACAATGTTATTGGTATTAGAGGTGGAGGAGGGGCGACAAGTCGCAGAAATGTCTACATACGCTCTTTCGTCTCCGGGGCAGTGGAAGCCGAAGCGCTCGCACAGTCAAATATAGAAATCAACACTAGATACAGAATTGCTGGAGGGTATGCGCTGAGTAACTTTGCAGCGTCGTCAAATGGCTCGCCTGTAGGTATAGACACATCTGCGCTACTGCCTTCCGGGTTGAATCAGATGTCACTTGCCGGTGGGGTTGGTTCAATTCCCACAGGCCGGTATTGCCGCATCACCTACTGGCCGCAAAGATTGCCCAACGATACCCTCCAAACCATCACACTTTAATCGCCATGACTGACGAAATCCTCCAACAAGAACCGGCTCCTATTGGACCGTTCTTCCGCTTCCCTGATGAAGCAACCTGGCTCACTGCAGCCCGTGATGCTGGCTTCATGGTCACCGACGAAGAAGGTGTTGAACAGCTTGCTGCTTACACCCAAGACCGTGCCATTGATGTGGTCGGCACCATCACCCGTGGTGGTGAATACGACGAAAACGGAGATATCATTGTACCTTTTACGGAGCTTGACGGCTGGCACATCAACTACCAAGGCGTAGTGCCTGATGGGTGGGATGCCTATGCGGTGACTCCCGAGACTCCTGCACGAGTATTTATGTAAAACAATGAGCATTAAACTCCTTGACGTTATCAAAAACTTTAAGGGGTTACCTCATCAACAACAGGCCATAGCGGAACTTGAAACACTTCTTGGTCCCTATGGTCTTTCTGATGATGTTGAATGGGTAAGAACCTGGCGAACTACACCAGCTACTCCTACCCCTTCTAAACCCCAAGAGTTTACTAATACCTGGGAAGGTATTGAAGCTGCAGCAAAAGCAGCCGGTGCTAAGTTCCCAGAAGTAGTCGCTGCACAATGGGCACTTGAAAGTGCATTTGGTACAGCACTATCCGGTAAGAATAACTACTTTGGTATCAAAGGAACAGGTACAGTTAAGACTACCTGGGAAGACTACGGTAATGGTCCTGTAACCATCAAAGCTTCCTTCAAAGACTTTGCTACCCCATACGACTGTGTGAACCACCTTGTTACCCAATGGTATAAAGACTACAAAGGGTATAAAGGCGTCAACCGAGCCACCTCTCGTGAAGACTGTGCATACCTCCTTAAGCGGGAAGGTTATGCCACGGATCCCGTGTATTCACAAAAGTTGATTCGGTTGATGGAGCAACATGATTGAAGCAGGGGTAGCAGCAGGCATAGCATTACTTACAGCTATTGTGTCTGTTCATAATAAACTTTACACTAAAATTGGTGAAGTTGATAGTCGTGTAGATCGAATAGAGCTTCGTGTAGCTGAGAACTATGTTCAAAAGCAAGAGCTATCTACTGCATTACAAAAGATGGAGGATCACATGATTCGCATCGAAAATAAATTAGACCAAATCGTATTGAGAAATGGTTAAAAAGAAAGCTACAGAGGATCAATTTAACGAGCTTCACAACCTTGTTACCAGTGAATTCCTCAAGCGTATTAAATCCGGTGAAGCTACTGCTCAAGAGCTAAAAGCTGCTTGTGATTGGCTCGCTAAAAATGACATTAGTGGGGTTGCTTATGAAGGTAATCCCCTTGATAAATTGGCTAATGTGCTTCCTCAGGTAGATCCTGAACTTGTACAACGGAGACTCTATGGCAAGTCGTACGTCTGAATACTACAAAAAGAACCCCAAAGCTCGTGCTAAGCGTCTTAAGCAACAGGCTAAGTACAATAAGACAACTGACGGTCTTAAGATCCGTACTGCTGCTAATAAGCTAAATAGGAAGCTAGGTACATATGGTAATGGTGATGGGAAGGATGCTTCCCACACTGGTCCTAATAAGGGGAGGCTTGAGTCCCCTAAGGTTAACCGTACTAGGCCACGACGAGGTAAGAAGTACGCATAATGACCCCGTTGCTACCCTCTCCTGATCACTACCTTTACAACTTGATTACGATGACAAGTCCTGAAGCTAAGCGCCTCTGGAGGCGTGCCATCAAAGAACACTTCAACTGCACTTGTGCATATTGCGGAGAACACTATGACATTAATCAACTTACTCTTGACCACGTTCGTCCTAAGTCTATGGGCGGAGAAGATCTCACAAGTAACCTTGTACCAGCCTGTCAGAAGTGCAATCAGGATAAAGGGAGTAGCAACTGGCTCCAATGGATGCGTAAAACATTTGGTGTGACGCCACGGGAACAATTTATTCTATCACACATTAATTAATCATGGAATCTAGGAAGTCTGTTTGGGAAGAAAAACTAGCTGAAGCTCGTAAAAAACGTGAAGCTGAACGTGGTACCTCCAAGACCACTAATCCTCTTATGGAGGACTTTAAGAAGCGCATGGAAAAGCGTGAAATGCAGAAGGCAAAAGAGGATCTTAAAACAGCTAAAAAGGAAGCACGAAAGGGTGGTAATAAGTACGGCGCTGCGGCCATGAAAGCTGGGGGTACTTCTAAAAACTTCCAACAAGGTGGTTATTCAACTGAAACCAAACCTGATGGTTCTAAGTATCAAGACGCTCCTATCTCTAAAGCTAACCTTCAAAAATATAAGGACGCTCAACAGAAGAAAAAGGATAAAGCTACTAAAGCAGAAGCTCCTAAGCGTCGTCCTACGGGTCGTGAGGAGATGATTGCTCAACGGTACATGGATAACGAAAAGCGTAAGAAAGAGGGCGGCTCTAGCGTTGTGGGGAGCTGAGTATGGCTGACCCCAAAGAAAAAATAATTAAAGACCTTAAATGGCTTATACAGAATAATCAACTCGATCTTTCTGGATTAGAAACAAGTAAAATTAGACGTGTTCTTGGTGGAGTTTTATCTACTCCTGGGGTTGAAGGTATTGAAGGTTTAGAAGGTCTATACGGCACAGAACTTGCTAATGCTGGAGCTAATCTAGAAAGTAGAATACTAGGTGGATTACGGGTACTCCCTGGTGACAATGTGCATCACATAGTTCCTCTTGGTCTTCTTAGAGATGCATTACAGGATCACCCAATCTCTGTCCAACAAGATGTATTAAAACGCATTCAAGATGAATTTGGAGTTTCCACGGGTAACTCAAAACGTAACCTTGAGAGTATACTAGAATTTACACACGTATTTGCTGGAGATAAAGCAGCTCATCCGCAAGGGGATACAGTTCAAAGGTATTTACGTCCTGTTGTATTACCACCCGGAGCTTCTTCAAAAGATATTTTTGATAGCATTAAGGGTTCTCTACAAACAGCTCTTAACCAATATAAAAATGCTGTAGCTCCTGGCACTGTAGAGGCAGCGCGTAGAAAGAATCTAGTTGATAAATTTACTGATACATTTGGCGTTAAAGTAAACCCATTTGAGCTTGAAGCTGATGAACTAAAAGGTATAAGCAATGCTCTTAAAATATCAAGAGCAGAAGCGTCCGATTTAGATACAAAAAATTTTGGCAAATTTGTGCAAAACGAGTTTTTGCAAAAGCTTGCTGATAATCCTTTAGGTGAACGTTTTACTGAAGTTGCACAAGATCAGTACAATAGATTTAATGATTTTTTAGCCAGACGTGCTATTCAATTAGAAACTGGATTTAAGCGCGGTTTTGGTGATCTTCAACCAGATGCACCACCTTTTGGTGCAAGAGCAGAGAGCAGCGGATTTAAAAATAAAATTAAAGCGTGGTTAACTACTAACGGCTTGGAACAAAATAGAACTAATGTAAGCCTTGCCCGAAAAGCTCTGCAATCTGAATTTAATGCGAATCTACTAAAAAAACAAAATGCAGGAGCTATTTCGTCTGATCTTTTGACAGCTCCAGCTGACCTAATGATCAAAAACAAACTTGGTACAGCTGCGGGTTTAATGGTTGATCGTGATGTTGGTAAACTTTTGGGTCAAGGTAAGGTTGGAAAGGCTGCCTTTAAAGGTTCAATTAACGCAATGCTTGGTGCTAGTTCCCAGGGATTATTGAAACGTGGGTTATCACTAGCTGCTAAGCGTATTCCTGGAGCGGCTACTCGTATTGCTGCTGGTACTGCTGCTAGTGGCCCAGCCATGGCAATAGCTGGTCCGATGCTTACCACATTGGGGGCTGCTGATATTGTAGATGGGTTTGTTGAGGGGCTTACTGGTAAACCCACTATTCGTCACATATCTGACCCTATTAATGCAAGCATCCAACAACAAACTGCTCAAGCTCAAAAACGTGCTGCCAGTAAACAACAACTTGCGGCTTCTTTGGGCGCAATGCCAACAAATAAATTAATTGAAGTCGGTGATGCATTGTCTAATGTTTATCCAACCGTTAAACCAAAACAAGTAATTCCTAAAGTAATCACAACGAAACCGAAATCAAAGTCACTAGACCTTACTAATGAATTAGAGTACTTTGTCCTTAAACCCATCGGAAGTGCCTACAACAAAATCTTTGGTAATAGGGGTGTGTAGCTATGGAAGAAAAGCTCAAGGAACTCCTATCAGTCCTAAAGATTAAATACTTAGATGGTAAGAACCCTATGGGTAGGGCACAAGTTACCCACGGTTTTAACCCATCTAAGAATGCAGCTCTTAATGTCGGAGCTTTGATGAAGGTTGGGTATGATCCAGAGATGCGTATCCGCCCTAAAGATCCCCAACAACAACTGCGTGCTAATAACTCACGTATTGGGCAAATTGAACGTATCCATAACGTCTATCTTCAACCGCGAGTTAAGCTTGCTGATTAAACCCTCACCAGTGGTGCCTAGAAGCCTCTACAAGGGGGCTCTAGGTGCCTTTACGTATATTCTACCATATGACTAAAACAAACGATGTTGTAGGGGCTCTTAGAGCTGACTTCAAGTTATTCCTCCAAGCACTGTGGGGACAGTTAGATCTACCATCACCAACCCGTGCTCAATACGCCATTGCTGATTACCTCCAACACGGTCCCAAGCGACTACAGATCCAAGCATTCCGAGGAGTCGGTAAGAGCTGGATCACAGGTGCGTTTGTGTTGTGGACCCTCTTTAATAACGCTGAAAAGAAAATCATGATTATCTCCGCTTCTAAGGAGCGTGCTGATAACATGTCTATCTTCCTGCAGAAGCTAATTATTGAGACACCTTGGCTATCACATTTGAGACCAAAGGATGATAATGCACGGTGGAGTCGTATTAGCTTTGACGTTAACTGTACACCACACCAAGCGCCCTCCGTTAAGTCGGTTGGTATTACCGGACAACTTACTGGTAGCCGTGCTGACCTGATGATCTTGGATGATATCGAGGTGCCTGGTAACTCAATGACGGAGATGATGCGAGAGAAGCTCCTACAACTGTGTACGGAAGCCGAGTCTATCCTTACACCAAAGAAGGACTCCCGTATCATGTACCTTGGTACTCCCCAGACTACCTTTACCATTTACCGTAAGTTAGCTGAGCGTAACTACCGACCTTTTGTGTGGCCATCCCGCTACCCACGTAAAGATAAACTTAGTCAGTACGAGAACCTTTTAGCACCACAGATCGTAGAAGATATCGAGATGGGTGCTGAGGAGTGGATACCTACTGATCCTGACCGCTTCACAAGTGATGACCTGTTGGAACGTGAAGCTGCTATGGGTCGTAGTAACTTCATGCTTCAGTTCCAACTTGACACTACATTGAGTGACGCTGAGAAGTTTCCACTTAAGTTTAGTGACCTTGTTGTCACCTCTGTTAACCCCACCCAGGCACCTGATGCTGTAGTGTGGTGTAGTGATCCCCGTAACGTACTTAAAGACCTCCCTACCGTAGGCTTACCCGGTGATTACTTCTACTCACCAATGGCTTTACAAGGTGAGTGGGGACCGTACACCGAAACTATCTGCTCCGTTGACCCTAGTGGCCGAGGGACTGATGAGACAGCAGCTACTTACATCTCCCAACGTAACGG